GTAGCAAGGATCAAACTCTTTTTCATCCAGTATTGTGAGCTCGTCAAATAATTCTTTCGAGATAGGGACAGTTCTGTTTTTCTTCCCTTTGGTGTTGGTATACGTGATTTTATATTTTGATATCTGCGATGGCCTTAGTTTTGCGGCCTCATTCCATCTGGCGCCAGTTGATAGGCATATCTTTACGATAAGTGTTAACTCTGGGTTGCCATGAGTATGACAGGCGTTTATCAGTGCTTTTATTTTCTCATTGTTCAGCCATGCCATTTCCTTTTCTGGCTGATCAAACTCTCTGATGTTTTCCAATGGGTTCGGTAGCGTCCATTCGCCTAGTCGTTTTAATTCATTGAATACCGCCCGCAAAAAAGCTTGTTCGCAGTTAACCGTTCCTGTGCTGACTTTCCTTGTTTCAAGACTGGTGCTATACCCGTTATCTATTTCTCCCCTTAGTCGCTGATCACGATAATGAGCCCAGTCCCTTGGGGTGATCTCTGAAGCTACTGGGTTCCCCATGCCGTTACAGATAATGACTAGTTTTCCGAGCCGCCCTTTTTTGTCGTTTAATGAGCAACCATGCAGCCTGTACCACAGATCGATCAACTCACTTAGCTTTCGCCTGTCTTCCTTATCGCCCAGCCAGGGCTTGGCCTTTGCTTGGTCGAGCTGATAGCTCTCGTAGGCGAGCGCCTCCCCCTTGGTGGCGAATTGCTTGCGGGTACGCTTGCCGTCCCTCCCGTTGTGATAGAACTCGCACAGCCACTTGCCGGTGCTCAATTTTCTTACGGTCATACTCGTAGATCCAGTGAACCAAATTAGATATTGAATACTGTATATAATAACAGTATTCAATGTTTATGTGCGGATGGTTCAAACATGGATCAAAAAACCCGCCGGGGCGGGTTAATGGTTAGAAGTGCAGGGCGGTTTGGCCAGACTTTGATGGGTGCGGTGGCGCCGGGTCTACCTGGCCGGGCTTAACAATGGAACGCACAAAAGTTTCCATCGTGATAAAGACATGACTGCAATTCACGTTTGTGCATTGGTTGTAACGCTCTTTTGTCGTTGCTGTCACTTCGTTACTACTGCGGGTGTGCGCCGCATGGCCACACAAAGGGCATCGCATCATGGTATTAGCCTCTACTGTATCGATATACATACAATAGCACGATGTTTGAAAAAGCGAATATTAAACTTGCAAATCACTCCATATCGAGATCGGTTATCTTCACTTCAAGTTCCAGTGCCGTGGTAAATCCGCCATCTGCCACTGTGTGCGTTACCGTTGTAATCGTCCAACTTGCAGCGTCGATCTGGCGCTTGAAACCCTTTACTGATACCGGTACTTCCGGGTAAAGCTCTGCTCGGCCCTTGGCCAGCGTAATTGAGAATTGCGCGGCGCCGCGTTGGATTCGCTCCCAGTTTGCCTTTGCCGCTCGGCGAGCGTTGGATGCATTTGCGTAGGTTCGACTTAGTACATAAACGTTATCGTCAGTGCCTACCAGGTATTCTCCCTGTTTATCTTGGGCTGGCACTTTTGCCGTGGTCGTCTTACGCTTGCGCTTCCTCTTTACCTTTACCGTTTGTGGTTTTGCCGTTTTTGTGTCGAGCCAACTGGCTGAAACGCCGGTATAGGCGTCTCTGTCGGCCAGGGTGAATTGGTGCTCATCACCGTCAGCGCGCACAATTGTCATTGCCGATAGCGGTTTGCCGCTGGCGCTCACGCCTTGGCCCTGCTTGATGAATAGCAGTCTTCCATATTTTACTGCAGCAATCGCACCTACGCGGCGCGCCAGGCGCATAAGGAAGCTGCCATCTGATTCATTCGTTTGGTCGATGTGGTCGATAGTCATAGCGGCCATTTGCGGACTGATGGCCTGCTCCAGTTTATGGCGGGCTGCGAATTGTTTAACGATCTCGCCGATGGTGGTTTTTGAATATGACTTTTCACGCTTGATATTAAGCGTGTTCCTGAAGTCGGCGCTTCTGCCGCGCAGTGTCACCTTGTCCGGCGCGCCGGAATGGCCAATCTCGTCAATAGTGAAGGCGCCTTTATTGATCATTGGTTCGCCTTTCCAGCCCAACTGCAGCTCCAATTTGACACCGCGCGAAGGCAGATCAACAGCGCCATCGACATCGTCAAGTTCGATATCAAGCTGATCCGCCTCGAATCCGCGGTTGTCTGTCAACGTGAGGGATATCAGCCGGCTTTCCAGTCTTGTGGTTATATCCTTGCCATTAAGAATGATCTTGAACGCGGGCGTGCTATCCCGTCCGCTTAACCAGTCTGGTGTGTTCATGAAATAAGCCCTCCAATAGCTGTTGCCGCCTGGTCTTTCATGATGCTCAGTTGTTCCTGCAGGTCGCCGAGCATTGTGCCCAGGTCATCATCCACGCGCTTTAACTTAAGCGTAAACTCAATGCGCCGGGCGCCGCCATCCTTGAAGAATACGGACTTGTTAAGATCCAGCCCTTCAATGACAAACATCCCGTAAATGGTCCCGCTACCATCCAGCAAAGACCACGCCTTACCCAGATCGGCGATTGTTTGCAGTGCCAGCAATGACAGGCGGCCGCCGGTGATTTCCGGCAGCAACACGCCACTGAGTGTAATGACGTCGTTTTCTGGGCCCACATATTGCGCTGAGGGCCGTTTCCCCACTCTATTGTTAGTTGGGTAGCGCCAGGCCATTTGATGCTGCAACTCCTGATAGGGGACCGTTTCAAGCATAAAGACGTATAACCCGAGTGCCATCATCATAATTCCCACCCCAGATCTCGATCTGAAAAATTACTGCGCGCCTTGGCCGCGTCTTTTTGCATGTGCTCCCGGAGCGCTTTCACAGCATCTGTTGCAACAGCTTTGCCGTTCTGGTTATTCCTGGCATCAACACTGAGATCGATCTTCGGCTGATAGTAGAAATTACCGCCGCTTGGAGCCTTAACTGGTTTCATGCTGGAGCCGGTAAAACGAATGGCCATATCATTGGCCGTGTACCCTGTTGGCGCCGGCTCGCCCACCGAACCATATTTCTGGGCGATAGGGTTATTTTTTAGCAGCTCATTCGTCTGGGCTAATGCCTCGTTTTTTTGCGGCAACAGGTCCAGCTTTTCAAGCAACCATTTAAAGCCATCCATGACGGCGCGCAGCGGGGCGGTGATAACGTCCAGTCCTCGCTTCAGGCCAATGCCAATTTTTTCAGCAGCGCTACTGGCCGACCGTTTTATCTCTTCCCAGGTTTCACTGGCTCTGGCGCTTATGCTGGTCCAGACGCCAGAAATATAATCCTTGATGGCCTGCCATTTTTCGCTGGTATATGCACTGATGCTGTCCCAAAGTCTTTTTATTTTCGGCCCCAGGGTGTCCCAATTCATCCAGATATAGAGCGCTGCGGCGGCGATGGCCGCAGCCACAGCAAGGATAGGGTTTGCGAGCATCATACGTCCCGTCCATAGAATTGCGGCTCCAACCCCTCGGATAGCTTTGGCCAATAACATCATCACTGATGGCCCTTTAATCCCCAGAATGGACAAAGAGAATCGCAATAGAGCGAATGGCCCTAGGATTGCCGCAACACCTAACATTAGCCCACCAAGCGCCACAGTGATCGCGGTAACTGCAGCTGCCGTTTTAATTAAAACTGCGGCCATTCTGGGGTGTGACTCGATAAATCTACGAGTCCATCCGATGATGTTTTTAAACCAACTCATGATGTCCATTAACGCGGGGCGTAACTTTTCGCCCAGATCGCTAAACATATTTACAGCGCCAGTTTTTAGAAGCAGGAATTGAGATGATAGGGAATCTTTATCGATATTTGATTCCCTTTGCATTGAACCCTTCGCATTTCCGCCTTGAGTCAGGTTTAACTGCCTAATAAATTCATCAACCTGTAAGCCAAGTTTCTGAGCATCATCGCCAAATTCTTTACCAAACAACATTGTCATGACGCTGAGTTGTCTCTCTTTAGAGAGCCCCTTAATTCTGCCAAGCACATCTTTGATCGTATCTACAGCGTTATATGCAATCCCTTTCTCAAGTTTATTGGCGTTCAAACCCAGAATTTTCATTCCTTGCAGGAACCTTTTTCCCTGCATCGAAGCTATACCCAATTCACGAACCATAGCTTTACTTGCTGAAGCTGCAATTTCTGGCTGGGCACCCAACGAAAGGAATGTAGAACCAAGGGCTGCAGCTTGTTTGTAATTTAACTTATCCGCAGTATCCCCCATCCGTTGCAGTACATTTATAATGTCTGCGCCCTTTGCCTGGGTATTGTCGTCCAGATAATTAAGTGTGTCTCCGAGCTCTTCTATTTTCTTAGTTGGCACACCATACAGGAATGCTATCTTTCCCAGGTCGTCCGCCAACTGGTCGGCGGGCAATTCAAATGCTTTAGCAGCTTTCGCCGCAGTCATTGCGAACCTAAGGAGATCGGCTTTCTGCTTTACCCAAGGATCTTTATCGCTAGCGACGCCCATTCTTGCGCCACCCTCAACCAAAGCAGCGAAATCTACAGCCCCATTTTCCATTGGTTGTAGTTCTGCCGCTGCCTTAATTGCCTTCTGAATTTCGTAATATTTTGCGGTGCGATTCCCATTGCCATCCAACAGGGGGTTTACCTGTTTGGCTACACCCTTCATTGCATCTTCCAGGCTACTGTAGCTCTTGATTGCTGCCACAACTGGCAAGCCTGTCGAAACCCCGACGGCCATTGTTGCTGCTCCGGTTCCCGCGATGTTGTTTCTCAGTTCTCTGGTTTTGTCATATTGCGCTTTTGCGTCGTTCATTCTGCGCTGTTGCTCGCCAGCGCGTTTCAGTTGGTGCTCCTGCTCCTGCAGCAGCCGGTTATAGCGGGCTGTTTCGTTGGCGATTCTGTTTGTAGCACCGGCGCCATCGGTGGCAGATACCCCCATGCGGTAAAGCTCGGAGCGCACCCGGCCCATTTGAGCGACTTCACTCTTTTGCCTTTGCTCCAGTCGGTCTACCGCGCGCCACTGATCCTCTAGGGCTTTTGTCTGCTTTTTGGTTGGGTTCTCAAGCGCGCCCATTTCACGCGTCATCATCTGGGCTTTCAGCTTGGCGCCAGCCAGCTCGTCGGCTGTTTTCTTAATGGTCGCCTGCAGCGAATTGAAGGTGTTCACCTGGTCGCCAGCGGCGCTCAGTCGCTTCAGTTCATCACGGGAGTTTTTGACGGCAGCGGCCAGCGCTTTATTGCTGGCCTGCATAGTCTTAAAGGGGCGGGTGATTTTGTCCACCGCGTTCAGGATAACCTGCAGTCTTAGATTGCGGTCACTCATCACTTTCTCCGCTTCGAATCAGTGCCCGGTGCCGCCAGTCCCAAAGTTCGGTTAAGGTGAACGGGTACATTTCCGACGGCGGCCAGTGGAAGATGGCGGCGATATCCGCCATCAGGTCTTCAACGGTTAAACCGGCCGGGATTCCAGCGCCGATTTCGGCAACAAAAAACTGACGATGCCGCCGGCCAGTTGCGTAAAGTCAGCCGGATCCATTTCGCTGATTTCCTGCGGCGTCAGTGACGGTGTGGAAACGCGCGGCAAGACGGTTGCCACCGCGGAATAATCCATTTCCAGCAGGTCGGCAAGCTTCACACCACGCAGCGCCCCAGACTGTGGCTTGGTTAGGGTGATCTCGGTGATATCGGTCTTGCCGCGTTGGATTGGGGTGTCTAGCATTACTTTGGTCGGTTCGGTCATTTGGTTGTGCTCCACGATTTTCAGAAAGAAGAGGGCGCCGGCGTTCCGGCGCCGAAGGAATTACAGGCCGATGGCCTGGCGGTGTTCAGCTAAGCGGTCGACGCCGCCAAAGCTTTCGATCATGTTCACCGTGTCGATCTCGCAAATTTCCTCGCCGGCGATGGTCAACTTGAAGTAGGTCACGGCGGTAGAAATTTTGGTGGTCGAGTTTTCGCCCTGCTTGTGCTCGCCAAAATCCAACTCTTTATGGCGGCCGCGGATCACCGCTTCGACCGCCTGCACTTCGCCGGTGTCGTCGCGCTGAATTGAACCGGTATAACGCAGCATGACGCCGTCCAGTTTTGCGACGCCCATTTGCTTAATCGGCAAGGCTTCGATGCCGCCAATTGTCCATTCAATATCAAGTGCGTCGTCATCCAACCCCAGATCGACTTTGGCGCTACCGCTCATGCCGCCGCCGCGGTAGTTCTCAAGCTTGCGCGTCAGCTTTGGCAGCGTCAGTGATTCAACGATTCCCTGCCAGTTGTTCCCCTCATTGAAGAGGTTCAGGTATTTCAATTTGCGTGGTAATGCCATTGCGTGCCCCTTAGCTGTTCACGTTCTGGGTGAAATTGACCAGGTACTGATCAGTGATGCGCTGGCGTAACAGCAGATTTTCCAGCGGCGGGACCGGTGTATAGTCGTAATCAATGACCAGTTTCCCGGCTTTCAGCGTGTCTTTATCGTTCGCTGCATCATCGATCCAGGCGTTGCCGTCGATAATGTAGCCGGCTGATTTCAGCTCACGGAATTTGGCCTTGATGCCTTCAAGGATATCTTTGGCCAGTGACGGGTGCAGTGGCATGTCAACGGCCCACATGTGCGCCTCTGCCATTGTGTCCGCCAACACCTGCGCAGTGCGGGTGTAGTTTTCAAACTGGAACAATGGATCATCGGAACAGGTGCGAGAGCCCCAGAACTTATAGCCATCCTTGCGGATCAGTGTCGTGACGTCGTTCTTGTTCAACAGGTTGGCATCTGTGGCGCTGTCCTGCAGGTCCCAAAACACATCGGCACTGATGCCGGTCACGCCATTAACACCGACGTTTGACAGCGTTTTGTGCCAACCCGTCTGCTGGTCAATTTTGGCGCGCAGCCCCAATGCGCGGGCGGTAGCGAAAACTTTCGCGTCTGCATTGGTCACAGTGTCCCAGCTCAGAAAATCTGGCCAGATCAGCATGGCCTCGCGCTGGCTGAAGTTCTCGCGATACGCGATAGCTTCGGAAACCGTCTTGCAGCCATAGGCACTCAGGTATGCGAATGCGCGCAGGCTCTGTGCTACTGACAACAACTCAGTGGCGACGGCTTTACTGTCGTGCCCGGGCACGCCCAAAATACGCGGCTTCACGCCTAACAAACTTTGCGCAGCCAGCAGGGCTTTCATGCCTGTTTTTTTGCCCGTGGTGGCGTCGACACCGCCGATTATGTTGGTTGTGGTTTCCGCCTCGGTGTCGCCCTGTTCAACACGGACAACAACGGTAACTGGTTTTGCCTGGTCGGCGATGGCGTCCAGAGAGCGGGCGAGGGTGCCGGTTTCGCCGGCCTTTCCGCTAGCGGCCAGGACGTCGGTCAGCAATACGGGGGTGTTGAGTGGGAAAGCCGCAGCATCGGCATCGTCGGCGGTGCAGACCATCCCCACAATTGCGGTGCTTACGGTTGTGATTGTGCGGGTGCCCTCGTTAATTTCGAGGACACGAACGCCATGATGATAATCTTCAGCCATCGGGCGGATCTCCGGTTCCGGTTAAGGTTTCTCCGCTATGGTGTTCGCTGATGGCGTTGAGTGCATGCGCTGGGCATTGTGTGGTGGCTGGCACAATGGCCAGGCGTCTTGCTGTGGGGCTATGTTTTTCCGGTATGGCCAACACAGTCAATGATGACTGTGCTGCAGGAAAAAATGAAGCCCCGGAGCGGGGCTTATGCTACACGGTGCCACAACATTTGCAGCTTGTGGCGCTCGACAACGCTGATCGCCTGGCCCTGGCCAAGCGCATCAGTTTTCCCTGCAACGGGGTGGCTGTGTGGGCCTAATTCCATTTCGTGATCGTGTTCGCCGGCTTCGTCCGTTTCGCCTTCCTGATAAGGGTCGAAGAATACCCGATTGTTGCCGCCCAGCTCATAATCACTGTTGCGTTTAGGTACGCCATGATGAACGTGCTTTCCGCTAAGCTTGGTACGCTTAGTCCCAAGGTCGGTATCTTGTGCCGTACCCGATACGGTGATTTCTTCTGCCGGGAGATTGGCTCGCGCAATGTTAGTTGTGTCACTGCCGCCAATGGTGCCCACATCGGAGCCGTTCGCTTTCGCTGTTCTGATCGTCAGGTGTTCGCCAGCATACTCCCACGTTGACCACGGCCAACGTTCATTGGGATTTAAGTTCTGGTTGAACAGGCGAGACGAGCCCACTGGGTTATCCAGTTCCCATGCCTGGCGGATTGCGGTCGCAATGGCAGCTTTGATGGCTGCCGGCGTGGCGGCCAGTTTATCGCTATCGCTGTCCGTGGCATTACTCAACTGAGTAAATCCCTTTTCGGTCAGTGTGGCGTCGGGATGCTGGCGTGATTGCTCATGCTCGGAAAGCTGTTCATCGGCATAGTCTTTGGCTGCATCTTCTGCGGCTTTTACCTTTTCAGCCGTTGCGAGCACAATTGATGGGTCAACAAGCATATTTACATCTTCGGTGCTGCTGACCTGTAGCTGCATCCTGATGATCTGAAAGCGCCCGGAACCCTCGGCAAGTAATGGCTTATAGGTATCTGGCATGTTACCTACCGCAATGAATTCCCCTTCATCGTCAATTATCGCCACTTCGCGCAACCAGAATCCTCCAACCTGCGGTGGCATTATCATTTCAGCTTCGATGACGTTGGCGGCCTGATCCGAAATTGACAGGCGATTCAATGGCGCTCGGAACTGTTCGTTGTTCAGTTCTGTTTGTTCTGGAGTGGGGCGTAATTGCTGTCCGTTCCCGTCCCCAACAGCCATCATGGATATGTTCACTGGCGTGCCGGATACGGCGGCCGCAGCCAGCTTACTGTTGCCAAGGTGGGTTGTTACTACAATAAATTTTCTGCTATCCACGCCGCACCTCACAATGCTGTTTCATGTTTGTTCTTACCGTCCACTCAGGACAAGATCACACCGGCACCTGGGCACCATTTCAGGCGTAAATAGTCGGTATTCTGTTTTATCTCATCGTCTGATAACGCTTTAAAAAACACAGCCACAAGAGATATTCGACGTAGTCCGGTTAGGATGCCAGTTCGGTGGTGTCCGCCAATCTTCAGCGTGCGCGTTGGTGAAGCAATACGGATTCGGTCGGTCATATCAACGGGCGCTGATGTAATTTCACCTGTTGCGGCATTGATTTTTTTTATAGGTTGGGTGGTCATTGAACACACCCGCATAGACCTGAAATTGTGTCTCAGCCGGATATGAAACATTTACCGACTTAATAGTCAGGTCATTGCCATTTTTGACGTTTGCATACAATGTTATGTTCGTGCCGGTGTTATTCGCCCCAAGGCTATCCCCTGACAGTATGTCCCCATCAGCCCCATAATTAGAAAGATCCAGCCCGCCATCGGTGGTTTTATTATTACCGATGGAGGAAATAACAATTGCCGTCCAGTCTTTGGGGATAATTAGTCCTGTATCGTAATGGTTTGCCAAATTCGCCCATGAGAAATTAGCAGCAGCATTTGGACTGCCAATCATTCTTAATGGTTTAGTTCCATCGGCATAGTTTTTTAGTTTATTTGGCCCGTCATGAAGGTAATAAAGCCCGGCCAGCTGTTCTACTATGGGAAGCTCTGGCGTTTGGTCGATAAAACTCCCCATTTTAGGGAAACCATATTGTGCCTGTGAAGGCCCGACCAATTTAAGTGTAGAAAACATCAGTGCCCCCTTAGAGCAGTTTGTCTTTAACGATGTTGAATAAGAATTGCGCGCCGCCAGCGCTCATATGCAGTGAGTCTTCCCACATCCCAAGCGCGCGGCCAACAGACCATTTAGGCATCATCGTGTGTAAATCAATAAACTCGACGCCAGCTTGAACGGCAAATTTGCGGGCAGCGGCGACAAACTCATTCAGTGGAGCGCTAACCTGAAAACCGTCGGTGTCTGCTGGTGCGACCAGAATTATCCCCACATCAGCGTGAGCGGCCCTGTAGGCATCAATAATAGAGGCGATTCCGTCGATATAGTTTGACGTGTTGCTGTTTGCATTTCGGTAGTCGTTCGTTCCGAGAATAATCACCACAACATCCGGATCAAGGTCGGCAGCGTAGGGTTGAATATATGGGCTGACCTGGTACATGTAGTGCAGGCCGCGAGCGCCCGCATGGCCAACTTTTAACACCTCAACTCCCTTTTTCCCTGGACTGTGGGGACGAAATGCATAGATCGCCACCTCTGACGTATTACCCAATGTGTCAATATCGAGGGTGTGTTTGCCGTCAGAAAGTCCGGTGATCGCCGTTTTCACCATTGCTGGCGTTTCATTGGTTGCTACCACTTTCCATGTGCCACCATCAACGCGATAACGAAACGTGCCCGAATCACGATGGTAGATATCAATTTGCGTACCTTCCGCACCGCTCAATGTGGCGGAGCAGGTCGACAGATTGGTATGCATACAGTAGCCGTCAGGGCCGCCGCCGAACGGAGGCGGTGTAGTTTCTGGGTTGCCAATCCCCCAATTGACCCAGCCCGCGCTGCGCGTTAGCCCCATGCCGTTCATGTACATTTTCCGCTGTGCGTTGTGGCCTGCAACGCTGGCCCAGCCGTCGGATGACTTGCCATACTTGGTATACAATGCATTGGCAAATTGTTGAGGGATGGTGCTGAAATCCGTCCAACTATCACCGGTAAAGGCTATTTTCGCCGTCACATTTCCGCCATTTTCCAACACGGCGCATTTGGCCTTCCAGCGATAAAGTGAAGCGCCGCTGCTGTAGGTTGGCAAGAATGTTTTTGTGGTCTGTGGGCTTAATGCGTCCGGGCCTTCCAGTTGCAGATCCATTGTGCAAAAACGCCCATCTTCCAGCCAGGCGACAACCTCGTCGCCAACCTGAATTAACGGTATTCTCCCATTATCAGCCAGGTTAAAATCTTCATTGATAACTAAAGTACGTGGGCCAAGACTGCTAATTAAATTATCACCGAGGAATAATGATTCCAGCCTGCCATCAACAAGCCACAGCACAACCTCATCATTGATTGCGATTAAAGGGATACGGCCAGCAAGCTGTGCGTCTACTTTAGGGATTCTTTTCTCAATATCTTCAACATAAGCCATGTTGGGCATTCGTTCCCCTGTTGGTGTTGCTACACCATTGATATTTTCGAAGCGTTCAGCCCATGCCATGCCGGCGCCTTTAACCGGGAAATAACGCCTTTTTTCCGTTCCTGCCTCGATGGCGGTTTGTGCTTGTTCTTTTGAATCATAAACACGCATTTCAGCCATAACCAATGACTTAGTTACATCAACTTCCTGTCGTAGAAATGAGGTGCGATTAGCCAACTGCAACGGCTGTATATTTGCAATGCCGTCACGGCCGCCAGATACTTCATCATCACGCTTGATTTGATAAACATCATCCTCCCATCGCGCGTATTCACTAAGTCTCGTCATGTTATTCCCCAGCATAGCGATAACTGCTGCCATAATTTGGCAGGCCGTTGTATTTAATATTTAATCGCGGCTCGTACCCTACGGGGTATACCGTAATAATGTCGCCTTCCAACGATGCAGAAGCAGCGAATATATTCCCCTTCGTGCCGGTTGCAATTGACAGGTGTGCGATATGGCGGCTTACTGGCTTCGCGTCGCCAATTAGCCGCTCCAACTCGTTTACAATTTCTTCTGTGATCCCGATATCCATCACGTCAATCGTTAAACGAAACGTGCCGGCAGGATCGGCAACCTCCCACCATTCCTCGATCGTCATGGCGAACCCCATGTTTTCGATCACGCGATTAATTGCAGCAACTGTCCCTTTCCGTCGGTGAATGTAAAAGGCATCTTTAACGGCCTTGCGCTTTTCTGCTGCCGGCCATTTTTCATCCCACCGATCGACCGAAAACGCCCAGGCAAGGTAGGGCAGAAAAACAACCGGGCATTTGTCCGGGTTCCACAGGTCGCGTAGAGGCACATTCAGATCGCTAACCGCAGCGCATGATTCCGCTGCTCGGCGCTCAAGCGCAGAAGAGCCTGGCGGCAGCAGGCTATTCATCCGATCCACCAATTACAACGCGGGCATCTGTGCAGTTGGCGGCCTGCGTTTTGTCCAACACCACATCAGCAGGCGGATTGCGTAGCTCTACACGCTGTACGCCCTGAGTGTGCAGTGCTGCATAGATTGCTGTTAGGCGGATATCGCGCCCAAGGCGCCGCTGCTCGTTGATATATGCATTCAGGCGCTTTTGTGCGTCGGCAAGGATTGGTTCTTGCGCTGGCCCCGGATAGACATAAAGCACGGCGTCAATCCCATAGTTGATGATGCTGGCAGATTGAACCGTGAGGCGATCAGCTACGGGCCGTACTGCCTGATCGTTAAGTGCAGCGTCAACTTTCGCCAACAATTCGGGGGAGGCCGTTCCATCCCCTTCGCGGGAAAGAATCGT